CTTGTAACTCTTCGAATTGACCTTCTAAACCACTTGGACAAACAACAATTAAATCCTGTGGCAAACCTTCGTTAAAAGGCTCCCCCGCAGTATCGTTAAATGCCCTCATGGCTTCCCGCGCGTTTCGGAAATCGGTTGTAATTTGCGCAACCGTGGTTCCCGTACCCGCTAAGATATTATCAATGGTCCCAGACGAACCAATGGTTCGCGTGTTATCAAAAAACGCGGTTCCATCGTAGGCCGCTCCCGCGTCCCCAGTAGTCGCGTCACCATTGATAAGTGCATCCATTCCGAGCTTTAAAGGAAACATTTTTGCGCGAACCGTTAAATCGCGAACACGCGTAAATGCCGCCCCTACGTTATCGTCACGAAGGTCAAATTTATCAACCTTAATCGTGGCTTCATATGGAATATTGTTCACCGTCAAAGAATAATCCAAAAGCCCCTTGACTCTTTTATCGTCGAGGAATTTCTGCATTCTTGGCGTATCTTGCAACCATCCATATTTTTCACTCGAATTAGTGCTATTAATTTTCATAAAAATCGCTTCAGCGACCGGATCAAGTTGAACCTGCAAAGCTTTTGAAAACTCAGCTCGTAGGCCCCGCTCAATGGTAACTGGATTAACTATAGCTCCCATTTTTTCATTCTCCTTTTATTATGTGCCTAAAGCTGTTGCAGCATTCATTTTCGAAATGTCAACCCACGCGGTCGACGCCGTTACAAATTCAGTGATTGTACCGACAATTTGCGCGTTTGCCGCGCTCGTTACGGTCGCGGTTTGATCGTCGGTCGCATAAACAACGCTCCCCACGTCTGCAATCGTCAAGGTATCACTGAATGTTAAAAGCCATCGGCCATTTCTCGCAATTTTCGCGTTCAAATCACCCGCCGACCCGCCGGAATTGTCTACCTCTTCTAAACAAATGCCAGCAAAAAAAGTATTCGCGGCAGCGGCAGCTTTGCCAACATACCCGTCAGCGTCCACATTGAGCATGGTGCCCTTGTAAACGTGAATAGCGTCTAGCTGGTATTCTTGCGTTTCGGTATGGCCTTTAGATTCGATCTCTAAATTTACAGTTGTATCAGCCATTTTTCATTTTCTCCTATTTAATCTTACTGAAGATTATTGGCTTTCTTGAACTCTTCTTCAGTCATCTCAGGCATATACTTCTTGAGCATATTCTTTTCTTCGTCACTCAATTGATACGAGCTGTCACCCTCTCCTGGAGACTTTGAAGATCCTTTATTCGCTAAATTGACCGGCTGGGCCGCCTGTGCAAACGCAATCATATCGCCTTTTAGATATGATTCTCTTTGCGCTTCACAAGCCTTTTCATCGGCCAAAAGCTTGTCAAAAGCCTTTTCTTTTTCAGCGAGTTTAATTTTTTCTTTAAACTCTTCGTTTTCTTCTAATAGCGTCTTGTTTACCTTCTCCAATTCATCCACCTTTTTAACAACTTCGGCCAGCTTGACATTGTCTTCCTCGAGCTTGGAAATTCTCTCGTCCTTGGCCTGAATCGCCTCTTGGTGTTCACTTAGAGAAATACTTTTTTCAGCCATTTTCTCTTTCTCCTTATTATTTTCCTCTTTTTCATGAGGCTTTAATGATAACGCAACAATCGGATCGAGTTTTAAAAACGGAATGTTCGTCAATGCCCCGCCACGAAGCAACGGACCTACGCTTTCCCCTGTCTCGTTATCTGTATACGACATAAAGAAATCCGCGCTAAAATACCTGAACTCCTTTCCGGATAGAGCCTGTGCCCCACTGGGAGTCCATTTTACGGTTGCGAATAACGCCTCTTTCTTATCGTCCAAAGTTAAATCCTTAATCCAACCGGCCGCCTTCTCATGATCTTTGTGCGAGAAATCGACCGGCAAATCTTTCTTTAAAACATTCTGTTTGAAATTGATTAACATCTGCTCCAAAGTTTCGGGAGTAATTTCGAAATCGCTCCCCATATGATTAAATTTTCCCGTATAGAGAATTTTAAACGTGTTTTCTTGCTCCTGTTCAAACTTGAAATTGTCATTGAAAAAATCGTGATTGGCAAACTGGAGTGCCGAGTGCTTAAAACCAACGATATAGATAACCCCATCTTCCTGAGGCTCTTTTATCATAGTCATTTGATCTATTTCTTTTAAATCATCCGAAGTAAAAAGGGCCCTGAAATTATCTTTGCTCGATTCAATTTTAACCGTATTCAAATCATAACCCGCACCCATTAACCACATTTCAACTTGGCTGAAATCTTGAAATTTCGGTTTCGGAAAAATGACACCCATTAACATTTTGTTTTTTTCTGGAAACTCAATCGGCATGAATCTGGCCTCCACTTAAAGTAATTTGATTTTCAATTTGATCCACGGTCTTTCCATTGATCGGCCGAACCCTCAAAGAACCGTCTCCATCCTTCTCTTTTGCTTTTTCCAACTTCCCAGAACCAACCGGATTGGCCACAAGGAACGATTTGCAATTATGATGCAAAGGGGGCTCATATCGAAGACTAGAACTATCCCTCGCTGCAAACGTTTTTCCGACAAGAGATTGACAAATGTCTGTCACCGGGTCCGGATTGGTAAACGTAAACGATTCAATCTGGTCTAAAACTTCCGGTTGAAAAAAGAATGAGTGCCTTGCCTCGTTCACTACCTTAGAAGCTGTTATAACGGCCCCGGTTGACTGAGGTGCCAAGATCTTTTCGTCCACAGAATTAAGCATATCCTGAGCCAATATATCTGGATCTTTTGTAGAATTTAATGAACTAGAAAACTGGAGCTTGACTTGCTTTTCAATGTCCCCCGCGTGAACGTTGACAATATCCGATGAATCGGCAGCGATTTTTGCCCTTACCTCTTCAGGCAATTTTTCAAAATCACGTTTGGAAAAAGGACCGTCTATGTCAGCAAACTTTACCGGCTTAATCTTAGGATTTTCTGCTAATACACCCTGATAAGACTGAACCGCCAAGTTAATCATGGCCGAGCGAAGCCTCTTTCTGTACTTGGCAAGCCCCCCAATCTTTACGCCTTTTGTCGCCCTTGCTTTCTGATTTTCTGATAACCTCTTGTAATTCTTGATTGTGTCTGCAACATACTTGTTTGCGATGAACGAAATGTTTTCCTTCATTAAATTCTCAAGACTCTTGGCCCCGGACACCATCAAACTTCTTGGCTTTTCGGCAAACTGAATACTGGCCTGAACCTGTGTTTTGTCTTCAACTTCTTGGACCTCGGCAGGCTCTTCATTACTTGGAATTTCGTCTCTTGATTGACCAAACCCTGGAGGCGGAAGATTTCTTAACGCCTCTTCTTTGGCTTTCCTTTCTATTTCCTCGTTGGCGTCGTCTTCTGACATATCCCTCTCAGGCAATCCAAGACGATTTCGAAAATGCGCTTCGTCATCCTCTCCCGATTTAATCGCTCCAGAATTTGTCAAGATTTGATATATCTCAGCCAACTCTTTGCCAGCCTTGTCATTGATTCCTGAAACAGTCATGTATGGATAATGTGCCTGCTCGCCGAAATTGAGTTTAATAATACTGGGAATTAATTTCTGGTTAATGATTTCACATGGAATATTGGCAATGGATTCAATTCCGCTTAAAAAGAAATCACTTAAATCAGTACCCAAGGCATAAGCCCCGCCGGCGGAACCTTGGCCTAGATTTAAGAAGTTGGCGCACACGGCCCTTGCTATGCTTTCATCTTTTTGTTTAATGGCCTCTTGAATTGAAGACGCATTAAATTTTCCTTCCAAAATTTCCAATTCCCAACCTTCTGGCTTCAGAACATAACCCGATTCATGGGCAACGAAGGATTCTAAGATCGAAACAAACCTGTTGATTTCGTTTGAATTATCTTCAGCCCCCCGAGGGACGGTGCCAATGGGGGTGCCAATCGCGTGTTTTTCAATCCCGATGGCCTCAAGATTTAAATACGTTTGCTTTAACCACCAAGGGCCATAACATGGCCTCAATAATGAAATTCCTTCATAGTTGGCCCCCTCTTTGCCTAAAGTAAAAATTAACAAAAAGTTGGCGTCCATCTCTTCAATTGATTCCAAGTCCCCTGTGGCAAACTGTTTAACTGAAATCAATTCACCGGTGTCCTTATCTACGTTCCAAGTGTCAATGGTTCTTTGACTGCGAAAATTAAGACTGTGAATCCCTGTGTAATTTTGCCACGTTGGATGATTTTTTACATTCTTATGAACCACCCAAAACATCGAAAAACCAAAAAATGGGAACGTAAAAACTTCAGGCAAAAGAGAATGCCAAGGCCTTGACATATCCTCGAATAAAACAAATTCAATAAAATCCTTAAATTTTTCCTGTTCTTCAAACTCCGGATCATCTTCGTCTTGTGTCCATGGGTGGATTTCCCAATTTGCGGCTAAAATTGGGTTTTTAATCGCGTGAATAATCATCGATATTTGAGGATCGTTTCTCCTCATTTTATCGAAGATATCGGCCCCGGCTTGGCCTTTTAATTCTGATAAATATTCTTCATCAAAATAACCACTTGCGATACTTGTACCGAATGAACCGAAGATTTGAGGCTGTGATTTTGTGGGTTCAGGTTTTTTAGGCTTGGTACTCAATTTTATTTCTCCTACCATTTTAAGCCGCCCGTTCTTCTGGGCGCTTTTGGTTGATAAGACGAACGTCTGCTATTATGATCCATTTGCGCACTAATTTTCCCCACGTTTAAAATACTTGTCAACGATATTATCCCCATAGTGAACGCGTCCACTTGATCGTCATGGGCCCCCCGAGGGAATTGGTCAAATTCATCTAAGAAATCATTTACCCAAGGTGCGCTTTGCGGAACCCAAACTTTCCCCGCGTGGGCATAGGGAGTTGCAAGGCTAAGCCTGTAAACCTTATCCCCTTCCGGCTTGTAGCAATGAACCGGGTAAGGCCGCTTGGTTTGAAGATGTTGAATCAACCGCTGGCCGCTTGATTTGTCTTCAATGCTAAGAATATTCGCCGGATTCATAGCCCAAATATCATCGATAAAATTCTCCAATTCGGCGGCCAAGATTCGTTTTCGTATGACATTGATAATATAGTAATTCGCCTCGGAAACCCCCAAAAGAAGTGCAACCGTATAGTCATTTTCCTGTTTATCCTTCACGGCCGTATCAAGAAACCATCCTTTGTATTTAATATCCGGTAATACCTCGTAGCGTTTCCACCACTCGCGCTTAACCATACCGCCCCCCATGGGTGTGGGCCGTTGCTGATACTGTGCCGCGAAATCATAAGGACCCAAGTTTATTTTTTGCTCTTCAATTTCGTCCCGACCTTCTTGCTCTGGCCATAGTAAATCCCCCTCTTCTCTTGTCCACTTGCGCCCACTTTTTGGAAATATAATTGTCTTTTTCTTTTCGCTAACGGCCTCGAGGCTTAATACTGTGAAATCATAATCGCTCTTTAATTCTTGTATTTTTCTCTTTTTTTCTTTTTCCAAAACATGGCCAACCAAATCCATGGTGTGAAGCCGTTGCATAATAATCACAATAAACCCGTGTTTTTTTGAATCGAGCCTGGTTGACACGGTATGGTCATAAAACTGGTTGGCCGCCTCCCTGTGCGCCGATGAATTAGCTAACTTAGGGCTTAATGCGTCGTCGATAATAATTCCGTGCCCCCCTTTTCCCGTGAACGCGCCCCCCGTTGAGGTCGAAAACATTTCTCCCATTTCTTTATTTTTGTAATAAGTTTTCCTATCTTGATCCTCGGCAAAGGATATCCGGTCTCCCCATTTTCTTAAAAACCATCGGCTTCGAAGAATATCGCGCCGTTTAATGCTATGATCCGTGGACAGTTCCCCGGAATAGGAAACAAAAGAAAGTCTTAGTGCCGGGGAATGAATCCAACCCCATACGGGGAAACAAACGGTGCAACCAATTGATTTCATATACCGGGGAGGGATGTTAATAATAAGACGTTTGATTTGCCCATCGGCTACCAGTTCAAGATGTTCGCATATGAGGTCAATATGGGCCCCGCCAATAAAATGAGTGGCAGGTTCTAAGACTTCTCGAAAAGAAGATTCAAGAAAACACCGAAAGGAATTTTCGCATTGTTCGTAGTCTTCCGCAAGAAGTGTTAAATAGTATTCGTCTTGCTCTTCCGGGGTAAGATACTGAAAATCTTCAATCGGGATTATATCAAGCGGCAATTTTCCTTGCCTTTATACGGTCTTGCAATTCCGAAACTTTATTGATTCTATCGTCTTTATTGTCCGGTAAAATACCGAGAGCCAGTTCTCCCGAAACCTCAATTGCTTTTCGTTTTGGATAAACAAACTCGGCCATCTTCAATAAACAATAAACTTTTTCCACTGGCTTCAAATTATCAAATTCTTTTTTAATGTCTCGAATAATTTCAATATCATGCTCTTTTAAAAGAGCTTCGAATAGTTGCGTCTTTTTATTTTTTGCCCCTTTTGTTCTTCCGGGGCTTAATTTGTGTCCAGGTTGAAAAGGCATAATTTTTCATATTTCCTTATTATGACCATTCAATCCTATCACATTCAAAAAAGAATTTTCCAGTTATTTCATTATACCGACGACGATAGTGGCAAATTCCTTTCTTTGGTGGATCTTCATTGGTCTCAAATTTTAATTTTGTTTTGCTTCTTTGGGTTAATAATATTTCTCCCATATGGGGACCTTTTGTTATGGCGATTGCATCCACGCCGAGAAACGTTTTTTGTT